CTGTAGAGTCTAGGGTTATCTTTTAGACGAGTCCACTCTCCGGGTTCCCATTTATGCCCAGTATCATTCTTTTTAAGAATGCGTTCGGCATACCCATTAAAGTCCGCGACGACGCCGTCCATATCAATATAAAAAGTTCTCTTATTCATTTGGATATTATAAAATTAATTAGATTTAAAGTCAATTAGTCTTTTTCGGAATTAATACTTGCAAGCATGGCCCGTATTTTGCTGCTATCTGTTGTTGCTTTAATTTTACCAACAGGGCGTCCTTCGCTAGGGTCTGCGTTGCGGATCTCTCCAGTTTCCGTATCAACGTCGGGTTCTTTTACTGTACTAGTTTTCTTAAATTTTTCCATAATGCTGCTAGTTGTAGAATTTGCTCTTTGTTGGTTAAATGTTTCTTCAGCATCCTCACCTAGATCAGTAATACGCAATGTATCAATATTAAACTCCAAATCAACCTTTTGTCCAACGCCGCTACTACTACGTGTTTTCATAAATTGTATTTGATAGCGTCCGCGTTCGCGCATTGCGCGGCTAGTAAAGATGCCAATAACGTTATCTGCTGTCATAATCTTACTCAACCCGCCTGAAATATGGCTATGATCAAATTCAATTTCTTCTACAGCAGCTCGATTTAGCTGCGAAGCTGTAACTACAATAGTTTGTGTTTCCATAGCCAAATTACGTAGTTCTTCGCTAACATATTTGTCTTTAACAAAAAGATCGCTTGGACTTACCTTGATCGACAGAGGCATCATAAGGTCTAAGTAGTCCACTAAAATAATGTCTGGTTTATGGCCGTTTTTGACCTGATATTCTTTCAAAAACGACCTCAAATCGTTACAATTCTTCTGAGAAGGGAGGTATTTGACACGAATTCCTCCCGCCTTCTTACCAAGCATACGAACTTTAAGTTCAACGTCATCTAGTTCGCGGAAGATGTCTTTACTATTAATTCCAGTAACCATACTATCAAGACGCATACTTACTAATTCCTCACTAAGCTCAAAAGTAAAGTAAATGCAGTTAAGTCCTTGCAAAGCGAAGTTTAATGCTAAGTTTGCCAAGAATAAACTCTTACCACCGCCTGATCCTGCACAGAAAATGTCCAGTTCTCCGCGTTTAAATCCACCGTAAAGTTTACGATCCAGAGTAGGCCAACCTGTTGAAATCTGTCCGTTATTTTCTTTTAGTTTCATCAAACGTGCACGCGGATCTTCCCAATAGTTTGTACCCATATCTCGACTAAGACTTACTTGTATAGCATCTCGGATAAGTTTTTCAACAGGTCCATAATCTCCGGCTTCAAGTAATTCAGCACTTTCTCCAATAGCACGTTCTAATGATTTATGTCGACTAAACATTTCAAAGTCGTTCATTAGCCAATCATAATTTTCTTTTGCAAGTACTGTAGCCGAAAGTTGTGTTTTGCAACTAGCATTAAGAATGTTAGCTTCGGGCATAACTTTATATTTGTCAACATATTCGTTCATAAATGTAGCAGCCGATCTTAGCCGTTGATCAAAGTTATCTGGATTAAAAATGTTTTGGCAGCGCACAAATGTTTCTGCATCACCCAAGAACATCTCTAGATAAATCTTTTGAATGTCGTAGCTATAGTCGGTTTTATTTGTCATTAAGATTCTCCAGTTTTATCTTTTGTAAGTTTATTTTTATCTTATTTTGTTCTCGGTAGTGTAAGATTGTGGTTAGGGTATAGACTCGGCCGTATTTCTTAACTGCGTCAGCTACATCCTTAACATCTTCACCCCACGGAGGTAAACTCATATTCCAGCCATGCTGTATAGCAGCTTCTAATAGTTTAGCTCCTGGTCGATCTCTATCAGGTACCACAATAACCGTTTTACCCAATGCATTTATTCTTGCACATTGAATCTCGTTTGGCTCGTTAGTCATGATAGCAACACCATCTATCGCAATAGCATCAAATTGCCCTTCAACTACAATAACAAACTCTCTATCGTATTTTTGAGCATCGATATTAAACACGTAACCTCTTTGAGATTTAGTTAGATATTTTGGAAGTCCTGGAACAATCTTTCTCCCAGTCCATCCGACAATTTTTCGATCTTGGTAGAATGGAATTATTACGCGATCCTTATATCCGTTAGTATTTGCCCAATGCCAATTGTAATCATCCAGTGATAACCCTCTATCAGTAATGTAATTAACTACATTTAACAATTCAGGCTGTTGTACATCTTGTTTTGCCCAATAATTAATGCTATGGCAGTTATTTGGTAAAGGTTCTTCATGTAGTTCAAAGCTAAACTCTTTTGAAGTGGTAGTTGTTGTTCCTTTATCTTTCAAAGCTTCGACGATCAATTTAGCTAATTCAGTATCAGGTAATCCTAGCCATGTAAAAAGATTCTTAGTATTTTTACTTAAAGTTTTACCAGGTTGCCATCCTGCTTTAAATCCACAGTTAAAGCATGAATATACAAATCCTTCGTCGGTAAACAGTATACCACCGCGTTGGCGTTCGTCTTTGGACTCGCCGCGGTATACACAGCAAGGTGAATTAAAACTAATCCAACCTCCGCTGGTATTTTTTCTTTTTAAAGGTATAATAGCTTGCAGACTATTCTGTATGAGATTCATACAGTAATTTTAACTTCTATACAATACCCTGTCAATAGTACCAGCATATGCTGTATCGTTATTTTGTCCGGTTACTGGATTTTTGCTTGGAATGTAACGTATACGTACTTTAGAGAAAACGCCATTAAAGTTTGTATAATCAATGCCAGCATATCCCGAATATGATTTATCACTAATCAATGCGTAGTTTCCAAATGTTGCGGGATCATTTTGCAAGGTGCCCTCAATTAAAACACGTCCGATATAGTTAGTCATATAAACTGCAACGGTATGTAATGCTGTGTTTGATTTAAATTGTGGAGAGGCGTCAAGATTCCCTGAGTAGTATTCGTATTGTTGAGCACCAATATCTCTATTGTAAAATACATCAAACGCATTATTTTTAACTTCTTGGCTAGGAACCAATGTAGGATATAAATCGTGTTTAACTTGTATAGTGCCGGCCATACCATAGTATGTATTAGCATAAGCTGGTGCATAGCTACCATCGCCATCGAGTACTTTGAAACCAATTTGGTAATACGTGCTTTCGCAAGCTTCTAAATCGCTTTCGGTAAAAACAACTTTACCTAATCCTCTTAGAGTAGGAGTGATACCGTCGTCTATTATAATTACGTTCTTTTGAATAAGATTTCTTTGATTTACCGTATCAAAGAGAGTCATTACAAAAGTACTTGAACTAACGTTAAGTAGTTTTTGATCGCTATTTTTAAATTGAACTTGGATGGTGTTTTTAACGCCTTTTTGTAATGTTAAATCTCGTTGGTACATAACCTGTATAATCCTGTTGTTGTTATCCAAATCTAATATGACTTCGAATAGATTTGGATATAAATAGACTGGTAATTTCATATTACATATTTATTGTACATGACGGCAACAAAAGAAGACTTTCAAAAAAATTATCCATTTATAACTTGCGTAAAATCCAAGGACATAGAATATCTAGGAATTATCATTAATTTTGATACTCAAGTTACTAGCATCTATGATTATAGCTGTATAAAAACTGATTTTGAGCGTCAACGAATTTTAGAACTTGGCGAAATCTGGTGGTGGGAAAGTAATAGAAAGTTACCAATCAATATATTCCTTAAAAACGATATGGACCCATTTAGAGAATATATTAAAACATTTAATTCTAAAGATTTAGAAATATTGTTTGGTCCTATTGTTAATTTGAGCGAAATAGCTGAAAAAAGAGTAAAAAGAAAAAGTATTCAGCTAGTTCGAACAATTAAGAAAACCAAATAATTATCCAGTTTCCAGTGTTTCACATATAAGATTCATTTGTACTGTTACCAGTAACGCATATCCCGTAGCATGGGATTTTTTAAAGTAATATTCGTTATTATCCGGTTTCACCCAAATCTCGTTCATCACCGTAGTCCAGTCTTTCCCAATCAGATAGCGTTTCGCGGGGCGTATCATTGCTAGGACTGCAGCTAATTGTTCCACTGAAGTCGGCTGGGTCTTTCTCAATATTTCCCCGTGACCCTTTAAATGAAATAGTAGATTTACAAACTCGTCTTGAAGTAAAAGATTCCACAATGGCTCCTTGTTCATTAATTGAATAAGATGTTCTTCGCTTTTTATATCTTTATAAACACTGACATTTAAAAAATCTAATTTAAAATAACCGCGTTTCTCCGCAGTTTCATAATCAATCGTAGCGATATTAGTTATCGGATTTACAGGAATCTGCTGTAGATATATACCTGTATTATGTTTTTTTAATTCGCCTCGCTCAAAACGGGCAGCTGAAATATGTGGTAATTTGGATAAAACGATATCTCGATCTCCAAAATCAATATCAATATCGCCCTTATGAATATTATTGGACATCTGCTTCTCTACATATTTCTTTAACTAGCTCTACATCTTCGGGAGACTTTTTAAATAAATTTAACCAATACGGCAAATCCAGCGCAGGAGAAATTAGATCCAACTGCTCATTATTAAACTTCTCAAGCATAGTTTTTCCACTACGGGTGTTTAATAAAATCCACGGAGATATTCTTCCGTTTCTTATATCGTGCACAGCGCGATTATGGTTAACGTAATTAAAATAATGATTAAACTGTGCTTGGCTTATATCGCCCCATTCCATCATTGTTTGTAATGATCTTTGCATTGCTGATTCAACTGGCTCTGTTTTGATCATCTCATAAAGATATTTTTCGTATAATTCATCCCTGCACCAGTGATCTAATTTGACTCCGCTTTTAATAACATAGTCAATAAACTTTTCTGGATACAATGGATTAATATTATTAACAAAGCTTCCAAATCTTACAAATGCATTATAGAAAGAACTTTTGCAAAATTCATCGTAGGTTTTTAATTTTTTAATATTTTGTGTAACTTGATAAAAGCGATTGTAAGCCATATATCCTGCTTGCACTCGCTTTTCATCACGCTGCATAGAACGACGCTTTCCTTCGCACAAATGACTCATAAGAGTTCTTTCTTTCATAAAACTCTTATCGCAATGCACACAATGAAATGGTTGTTCTACTAGTGCTGTCATTAAAAATACCTACTTCCTGGTTGTCCGTATTCGTTACTGCCTGTACATTTATTTCTGTGATCCGTTGCTTTTGGGCAACGTTTGTTACTGCATTCGGGACATAATATTACTCGAGTAAGATATAAAGGAAACTGGCTATATGGTTCTCGAATGTCATTATCTATAATACATTGATAGCATTCGCATATATCTCGAATATTACTCATATGCTTTCCGTTGCTTCTTATCAAGCCCTAGAGTGTCAAATAATTCTGCAATATCTTCTTTAGACATTGACTTTGCTAGTATTTTAATTTCATCATATTTCAACATAGGATGCAATTCTTCTAACAACTTTTCAATCTTTTGGGGCTTTTCTTTTTTACCTACAGCAAGATATTCGTGATACAATTTAGTACCAACACCAACTCCGGCATATAGTTTCCAGAGTAATGCTTTATGGTCTTTACTTAGAGTCCAATGATCTTTATTAACTAATTCGTTTGTGCGTTCAAGATACCACTCTTGTAAATCAGCATCGCCTTTAACGTTACTAGTATAACGCATTAGTACATATGCGCTGAAAGATTTTTGTTCTTCGGGAGTGAGTTTATCATAGAAATCATAATTTCTATTATCAACTGCAGAAAGTTCTCTCTTAATATCAAGGGCCATGATTTTTACTCAAGTAGTATATTACTTTAACATGATCTAATGCTAATTGTAAAGCTTTATTAGTTTTTGCAGCTTGCTTAATACAATAATATTCAACAACATCTTCCATAGGCATACCGTAAACAGTAGCTCCTTTTATTGGATCAAGAAGCTTAGGCTCGGACATATTACCAACACTTTGTGTAATCAATAATTTCGCTTTGCCTACTAACTTCCTTAACAAAAAATGCACAAGTAGGTTTGTCTCCGTCATGTAAGGG